GACATTGGTGACGCTAGGAGTACCTTGAAGGCAGGTACCATCCAGAGTACCAGCGGCGGTGCGGCTACGCTGACGAAGCAAAGTGCGGCGAAAGTAGTTTGCACGTTCAATGGAACAGCTTCAGGAGCAACAGTTAGAACCAGTTTTAACGTCAGTTCAACAGACGATGATGCCACAGGACAGTACGGCGTAAACTTTACAAGTGCAATGTCAGGCACAGAGTTTACACCGACAGGCAGCAACATTGGGGACAGCACAACGTCTGAAAGGGTGTCTGGTTTTGTTTCTGCGCTTGGAGCAAATACCACAACTTCTGTAAACTTTTCTGCAGTAGAGGCTGATGGAGCAACTGCCTACAAAGATTGGACGCACGTTAACACAGTAGTTCACGGAGACCTCGCATGAGTACCATCATCGCAGACAATCTCACCGGCAAGACTGCGGCTGGTAATGTGACGGTCACCTCTGAGGGCGGCGCAGCGACGTTCCAGTTGCAGCAGGGGCTGGCGAAGGCTTGGGCAAGAGTAGATTCTTACAACGATGCTCCCGCAGCCATTGAATCGAATCTGGCAGTGAGTAGCATTTCAGACAGCGGGACCGGAGACTTTACCTTAACTTTTTCTGTCGCATTTGCTGACAGTTTATACTCCTACGCCGGTATGGATGCTAATTCTGCCTTTGTTGGCACAAAGGAGAATAGGCTACAAAGCCCGACGGCAGGGGTCACAACAACTATTTTTGGCTGCGTTGTTAGGTCTGACAGTGGCGTAACAGTGGACAGCAGCAAAACCTCAGTTGTATTTTACGGAGACCTCGCATAATGGCATTCGGTACACTCAAAGCAGATACCCTGACCCACTCGACTGCGGGTTCGCTGACCACCGATTATGTCGTGAATGGTAGTGCGAAGGCGTGGGTCAACTTTGACACTGGTGACAACCCACCTGTGGCAGATGGTAGTTTTAACGTTTCAAGTTTGACTGATAACACAACTGAAATTGAAGTTAACCTAACTTCTGCAATGTCCGATATATATTATGCTCCTGTAAGCAGTGGCGGTAGCGGAACCGTAACAAACCCGTCTAATAGGCTTGTAGCTACAAACGCACAGACAACAGCAAAAGTTGATACAGAGATGTATTCTGCGGCTAACGCAAATGAGACTGGACATAATCATATTGTAGTTCACGGAGACCTCGCATGACGCCTGACTTCACCGGCACACATCTGTGGGACAGGCTCTGCTGGGCCAAAGAGAACCTTGAGCCGCACCAGTCTGACTACCGTGTCGTGTACGAGGACAGCATCGACGAGTGCGCCAAGATACTGGTGCCGGACCCTAACTGGATGGCCTGTGCATTGCAGGGCGGTATTCTGCCACCTGTTGAAGTATATTGGGAGTTGGCAAAGGACGAGGCCCAGCCCGACTTCAAGAAGCACACTCGTGGCTACCTGTTGCATGAAACACCACCGATTGGCCCAATGACAGAAGAACAGGCCATTGAGTATTTGATTATGAAAGATTGCCCACAGTCTGTATGGCAGACGTGGGATGAGGGCAACCGCCCTAAGATGGTAATCTGCAAAAAAGAGCAGTTGCCAGCAACTCGTGAGTGGCGCAATTCATGGCGCATCTCCGACGACTTAGACCTAGCAGCATAAGGAGTAAATTATGCCAACAACCTACATCGTAGACAAGGACGGGAACCAGATTGACGCTTCCACGGCTACCGTTCCTTCTGACCGTCACTTTCGTGGTGCATGGTCTCTGAACGGAAGCGTCATCTCTGAGGACATCGACAAGGCGAAGGAAATCTTCAAGGACAAAATCCGTGAAGTTCGCAAGCCTCTGCTCGACGCTGAAGACGTAACGTACATGAAGGCACTTGAGGCTGGTGATACGGACGCACAGGCTGCATCTGTAGCTGCCAAGAATGCTCTTCGTGATGCACCTGCCGCTGCTGCAATCGACGCTGCAACTGACATTGCAGGTCTCAAGGCAGCTTGGGATGCAGACACTCTTGGCGACTCGCCCTACGCATAAGGATAACAGGCAATGGCACTCACCCAAATCACGGGAACAGGTATAGGTTCTGTAGATTCTCTCACGCCTACCACAATATATCTTGGTGGTTCGGGTAGTGCCAATGCGCTGGATGACTATGAGGAGGGTACGTTTACTCCGACGCTTACTGGCAGCAGTAGTGACCCTTCGGTTACTTATACGACACAAGAAGGTCATTATACAAAGGTTGGGAGTACCGTCTTTTTTGCCATAAGGTTTTCCACTTCTGCGTTTAGTGGAGGAAGCGGCAACCTAGAGATTAGTGGTCTGCCATTTACGTCAAACGCCTCTTTGGACATTAGAGGTGGCGGTGTTGGTCTTAACTACCAGTTTGCCACTAACTTAAACCCAATGGCGTGGCGCATAAATGCCGGTGCTTCAAAGATTTCGCTTTGGAGGAACAACAACAATGCTGATGTGGTTGTTACAAGCAACGGCGCAGCAAGTCTCAGAATAGAATTTACAGGCTTTTATTCAACTTAACCCCACCAGCCGGTGCGGGTCGGACAGGTCGCAGCCAAGCGACGATAAACAGAAAGAGTAAACAATGGCACTGACAAAAGAGTTTGAATACGACTGCGAAGTGCGTGGCCAATATAAGGCTGTGCAGGTTCGCAAGGCAACCATCGTAAAGGATGACGGTAAAGAGACTAGCCGCACCTATCACCGGCACGTTCTGCATCCCCGCACCAAGACAGACGACACTTGGGGCGACACCGATATCTCTGGCGAGGACGCCAGCATACAGGCTGTGTGCAACGCTGTGTGGACGGCAGACATCAAGTCGGCCTACGAGACGTTTGTGGATTCGCAAGAAACACCATAAGGATAAACAATGGCATACATAGGTAAATCCCCAGACAAGGGTGTTCGCAATAGGTTTATCTACCAAGCTACTGCTGGTCAAACTAGCTTTAGTGGTAGTGACAGTGACGCAAAGACACTGACCTATGTAGATAGCCTGTACATGGATGTGTACCAGAACGGTGTTCTTCTCAAGCCCGGTACTGACTACACAGCTACCACAGGAACTAGCGTTGTACTGGTCACTGCGGCGTCACTCAATGACGTAGTAGAGATGGTCGTGTATGACACGTTTGGTGTAGCCAACACATACACTAAGACAGAGAGTGACACACGCTATCCATTCAAGGGTAATGACAGCATCATTCGTCTCAACGGTCAGACCATCAGCGCAGACATCACAATCGACAGTGACGAAAATGGTGTGTCGGCTGGCCCGATTACGCAGGACAATGCCACCGTCACTGTTAACGGATATTGGAGCATCGTATGACCAGCGTATTGAATGTAGACACGATTGCTGACAAGGCGGGTACGGGGCCGGTAGGGCTGACGAAGCAGAGTGCGGCGAAGTGTTTTGCTCAGTATGACCAATCTAGTGGCCTTACACTAAATGACAGCTTAAACGTATCTAGCACTTCTGATGATTCTACTGGGGATAGCACTCACAACTGGACAAATAATTACGATACATCCACTTATGCTTTAGGTGGCATGGGTGGACATGATGTTGGAACAAGAGTTTTGACCACAACAGCAAAGTCTGCGTCATCAATATCTTTGACACTTAGTAACTCTAGCCAAGCTGGTATCGATGAAAATGACGTTTCTTATATTGGACACGGAGACCTCGCATAATGGCAAGCATACTCAAAGTCGATGAAATGCAGGGTGTAACCAGCGCAGGTGATATCACGATTACCAGCGAGGGTGGCGCAGCTACGATGCAGTTGCAGCAGGGGTTGGCGAAGGTTTGGTCATATTTTGAAGACCAATCCGTAACAACTTCATTTAACGTAAGCAGCGGAACAGACGTATCTGCTGGCGTTTTTGATTTAACCTTTACTAACGCTTTTGACACTGACGATTGGTCTGGACAGTATACACATGAAGACCACGTTAATTACATTTCTTTTAGTACCCGTGCCACAAACACACTAAGGACAGTTTCTAAAAATAGCAGTAATAGTGTGGTTGATGCTACTGATGGAAATGTTGTAGTTCACGGAGACCTCGCATAATGGCAAGCGAACTGAGAGTAAACACCCTGAAGGATGCAGCCGGTGCGAACAGCGTGGCTACGTCTACTGTTGCCAACGGTAGTGCGAAGGCGTGGATTAATTTTAATGGCTCAACCGCAACTGCAACTGCCGACTTAACAGGTGTTGCAGACAGTTTTAATATTGATTCTTTAGTAGATAACGGCACAGGTGATTATACAGTAACGATGACTAATAGTATGAATAATGCAGATTATTCTCTAGCTGGTCTGGTTGGGAATGGTACAGGTTCTTTTAATAGGGGCATTTCAACTGGCTATGGAACTGCACCCACAGCATCTGCTTATACGTTATCTTCCATTATTTCAAGTTCGGGCAGTTTAACAGATTGCAGTTATGTATCATCGCACGTTATGGGAGACCTCGCATGAGTAAGGCAGCAGAACTCGCCGCACTGATTGGTTCGCAGACGGCGTTGTCGAACAGGAACATGATTATCAACGGTGCGATGCAGGTATTCCAACGGGCTAGTGCAACAACAACAGCCACTGGCTCCTACGATACTGCAGACCGATTTGTAATTGGAAAAGTCACTGACGCTGCCTACACAACAGAGCAGTCTACTGACACTCCCACAGGCACCGGTTATTCTTTAAAGGCACAAGTTACCACCGCAGATACAAGCCTAGATGCGGGTCACTATGCGTATATATTTCAAAAGATTGAAGCACAAAATCTTCAACATCTAGCGTATGGAACGTCCTCTGCAAAAACTTTGACGCTTTCGTTTTGGGTAAAGTCCAGTAAGACCGGCACATATACTATCAATCTTAATAAACCAGACAGCACTGACTATCTTTTTGTTCAAGAATACACAGTAAACAGTGCTAATACTTGGGAAAAGAAGGCAATTACAATATCGCCAACAGCGGGTGATACATCTTTTATCACTGCGTCAGCAGGGGCAATAGTGAATGACAATGGCTCTGGGCTTGAGGTGGGCTTTAGTCTTGCGTGGGGGTCTAACTTTACTGGCGGGACAAGTGGGAGTTGGTCGAGTAATAGCAGTCATTATAGCACCGCTAATCAAGTAAACTGGCTAGACAGCACATCTAACAACTTTTACCTGACACAAGTCCAGCTTGAGGTAGGCGAACAGGCCACGCCGTTTGAGCATCGGTCGTTTGCAGATGAGTTGGCTAGGTGTCAGAGGTATGGGTTTAATATTGCTCAAACTGTAAATGGACGAGCCGGTGCAGGTCAGGCTGTATCGTCCACACAAGCAGATATTTTAGTTAACCATCCTGTAACAATGAGGGCAGCGCCAACTTTACCTAGCCCAGATGCCACTGGTGCAAATGTTAC